TCAAGGGGTTGCCAACGCGATGCGTGAAATTGGATATCCGGCTCCCGGTGGTGGATACTGGCACCGCTCCACGGTCTGGACAATCCTGAACCGGGACGCGGAGAGAAAAGCAGCACAGAACGCCGCGCTACAAGACACTGACCAATGAAAAAGAAAGACCTCCAGCTCTGGGACTACGTCCGCACTGTTCTGTTGAACACCGCGGCTGACCTGGGGCTCCCGCGCCCAGACATCCGGCCCATCAAGAAGAAGTGGTGCGGGAAATACGTGGGCAGTTGCTCTAAGCGTCATGTTCTCCGTATTGCCCTGCGTGACTGCGACGGAAAGCGCTTCGAGCCTTACCAGCTTATAGACACCATGGCACACGAGTTGGCCCACCTGCAATCGCAGCATCACGGCGCCCTGTGGTTCCACGCGCATGTTTTACTCCTGTCCCGTCTGGCAGGTGACGGAGTCTACACTGACCTCAGAGAAATCATGAAGGGGACCAAGAAATGAGAAAAGACGCCGCCAGCAAAATCGAGCGCGAGTTCGACCGCAAGTGCAAGTCGAGCCCCCTGTTCAAGGAATACGTGGCCCTGCATCCGGACAGCTCGATGGAAGAACTCCTGGCCGGCTGGGCGTGGGTTCAGGGGCTGATGGAAAAAGTTATCCAGCGCACCATCCGTGACTTGACATGTCCACCACCCGCGCCTACCTTTCCTCCGACGAGAGAACGCTAAAAACTATGAAGACCCCACACGGTTCCGGAAAAGTGATTGAAGCGCCCAACGGCTCGCTGATGCGCGCGGAGCACATCGTCTCGGTGTCCCCGCTGTTCGAGTCCACCGACCTGGGCACTGACGCCTTCGCGGTTTACACCGTGGGCAGTGACGAGCCATTCATTTTCGCTGCGCCCGACCAGGGAGAGGGAAAGAAGGCTGCTGAGAAGCGAAAGGTCGAGACCTCGGAGCTGCACCAGCAGTTCATTCACTTCTGGATTACGTCTCTCGACGGTTCCGCATTTTTCAAAAACTAAAAGCCATGAACGAAACCCTCAAGCCGCTCCCGCTGGGACAGCCCCCGGCCCCTAAATGGGCGGAGCCTGGAAAACCAACACCCATTCCCGTGCTAGCGGAAATTCTCCGCGTGGCCGAGGAACGAAGGTGCATCAACCCGACGGAGAAACTTATTTTCGACAGCCATGGTCGCGTCGTGAATCGAAGGGTCTGGTGATATGTTCTCACTCGCCACAATTCAGCGGATGAACAGCTCCGTTGAAGCACTCAAGGCCCGCCGCCGCGCGAGCGAACTCAACGCGAAAAACAAGAAGCACCCAAAGAACGCGGAGAAGACGGGGAGGGGGCCCCGCACGAGTCTGTGAGTTGACACAGGGCACCTGGGCGAGATATGTTCAGGTGTCGACGGTTGCTCTTTGAAAAATTTGCGGGGAGAATGGGATTCAAGTCAGTCTCATAAGCTGACCTCCGTTGGTTCGACTCCAACCCGCCGCAACCAAACTAGGTTGAGAAATTGACCTGCTGTTCAAGTCAGCCGCCAGGGCCGCGATAGGGTCCACCAATTTCTCCGAGTGTCTTACCGAATGGCGGGAATCTGCCGCAGAGCTATGCGGGCCCACCATAGAGGGAATGGAAGCACACCGCCTCAAAAGGCGTTAGTCCGGGTTCGAGTCCCGGGGAGAACGAGCCTTGGCACTCGTAAAAATGCCGAAGCCGGTATCTAGCCGGCGAACCTGTCGAGACGGGGTTTCGCGAAGTTGCAGTTCTCCTGCACCCGAAAGGACGCATGGCCCCGCACCACTCGACTGTTATACGCGGGAGCAGGACGTTCCCGCACTAATTTTTGACGCGACTCCGAACAACAGGCCGCAGGACCCCCAGGGAGGCCACGGCAAGCGGGGAAGAACACGGGGGCGCGTCAGCCGGAGAATGGCTCAAATTTCCGGGAGGAAATACCGGGAGCCCGCCAATCTGAACTACGGTTCAGAGCCCAGTCGAACTGGCCTAACCAACCCCCGCTTACTTTTAATGGGCTCGTCGTCTAAGAAAGGACACCGGCGATGGTGCCGGAGATGGAGTAGGGAAACCTTCCCTCCTGCGCCCGCCATTTTTGCGGTAGGGGCCACAGAAAAGCCAAACCGCTGCGCCGCCGTGATGCCTGGGGCCGACTGGAACTCCAAATCCCGGTGGGAGGGTTCAATCCCCTCCGGTGGTGCCAATTTTGGTCGACAAGGGGGAACGGGGGGTGGAACCCAAAAGCCCCGGCGGGGCCGGACTACGGGCTGGCTTAGATATCCATCACTGGACTCGAAACTGCGCCTTAAACAGTCCGCTTCGACCAAGAAATTTATGGGTGCGTGGTGAAACTAAAACACTCTGGGGATTAAAACCCGGTCCGCGGGGCTGTCTTGCAAGACAAAACTGCGCTTGATGTGAACTGGTGAAAGAACAGTTCCGCGCCCGCCACTTTTTATGGAAAACGAGTTCAGCAAGGTCCTGGTGCCAACCGAGTGCATCTCTTACCCTCGGTCGGGCCACCACGCGCTGGTGGACCTGCTGCGGGCCTACTTCGGAGGGGGGTCCCTCGTGTATGGGGAAATCTACCGCGACTCCCTCGCGACCCTGGGCAGCCTCTGGCCCCCGGTGAACTACCAGAAAAATCACGACTTCGACCTGCTGACCCCCGTGGACGCCGCGCGCAACTATCTCGTGCAGGTCCGCAACCCGCTCGAGTCCATCGAGAGCTGGGAAACCTTTGACCGGCGCGTGGGCCACACCCCAGACACTGCCGAGGCTCGGCTGGATTTCTGGAATGCCTTCGTGAAGAAGTGGGTCTTCGGGGAGGTCCCGAACCGTCTGGTGGTCTGGTATGAGGACCTTGTGGGCGCCCCCGTGGAGACCTGCACCGCGGTGATTCAGTTCTTGACCCGCACCCAGAACGTCGACATGGACCTTCTCGCAAGGTCCCTGGCCCTCCGTCCCCTGGCTCGCCGCCGCCCGCACGTCCCCCGTCGCTACCTGAAGGCCTGATTTTCCCAGGTTGACTTTTCGCACGCCCGGGAACTTCTTCGGGGTATGCCAAAGCACATCACAGCGCACGACCCCCGCAGTTTCAAAGACGAAGAGGCTTACCGAGATGCCGAAATGGGCAAGGGCGCCTCTAGCAATCCCTCCGGCCCCGACCCGTCCACCAAGGCCCCCGGCAAGTTCAACGTGGATTACGACACCGCGAAGCAGGGCTTCGTGACCAACACCAAGGTTTAATCCCATGTCCCAGCGTGCTATCGTGGTAGCCGGAGGGAACGGTTTTGTGGGCCGCGCCTTTGTTGACTTTCTCACCAAGCGGGGCCACAAGGACGTGCGCGCCGTGAGCCGGTCTACCGGGCACGACCTGCGCGACCCGGCAATCTGCGCTCGAGTCTGCGAGGACGCCGAAATGGTTTTCAACCTTGCGGCCCAGGTCGGCGGAATCGGCTACATCGGAAAGCACGACGTTGACTGCCTGCTGTCCTCCCTCATCAACACGAATCTCCTGCGCGCGTGCGAAGCGAACAAGGTGAGCCGATATTTTTTCGCCTCGTCCTCCTGCGTCTATCCTGACGGCGGAGCGATGCGCGAGAGCAACGCGCTACCGACGAATCCAGGAACTGGATACGGCTGGGAGAAAATTTTCAGCGAGCAGATGTGTCTCGCCTTCGATAAGGAGCGGCGCGTCCCGTGCAGCATCGCGCGGTTCCACACGCTCTACGGTCCCGGAGACATCAGGCCCGGCGGGCGCGAGCACGTCATCGAGGCCCTCTGCAAGAAAGTCATCTCGGCCAAGCTGAGCGGAATCCACGAGATTTCAATCTGGGGGACTGGCGAACAGACCCGCAGCTTCCTCTACGTCGACGACTGCGTGGAGGGCATGTATAAGCTCGCGTGCTCGGGCGTCACGGGCCCCGTGAACCTAAGCAGCTCCGAGTCCGCCTCGGTAAATCAGCTCGTTGATATGCTCGAGGAAATCTCTTGCATCAAGCTCGAGCGATTCTACAATAAGTCGGCTCCCTCAGGAATCATACATAAGATGACCGAAAACACGGCGCTTCGCGCCGCTTTAGCTTGGGAGCCAATGACTCCTTTGCGGACCGGCATCGAAAGAACCTACAACGACCTTTGGACCCGCGCCGCATGCAAGCCAAGCAACTGAACCCCCACACGTTGGTTAGCTGTCACGGATATTTCGGAGACTCCCTGCAAATCCGCAACATGCTGCGTTACCAGGAGCACCATCAGGCCCCGCTCATCATTGTCTCTCCGGTCGATTCGAAAATCGAAAAGATGGGTCCGCACATTTGCCGCTTCGCCGGGAAGAAACAATACATCGGCCAGCTCTCGCTAGACCGGCAGTTCGCCCAGCTCCGTGTGCTGCTCGAATACCCCTTCGAGTTCTTCCTCGCCAACGACTCCGACTCACTCTGCATCGCACCGAAGATTCCCGAGTATCTCTACCAGGACTCGCACAACTTTTGGTCCAACGAGGTGAGCGACCTGATGCATCAGCGAAAGCCCGGATACAAGTGGCCGCGCCTCGCGTTTCAGCCGCCATACTTTTTCTCCCGGTCAATCCTCGAGCGCTTGGTGAAAACCGAGGGCACCTTCGAGGCCGACATGCAGACACCTTTCATCGACTGGCTGATGATGGCAATCTGCGCTGCCGGTGACATCCCGCACAAGAACTATCGTGACGGAGTTAGCTGTCCGACTTCAGACAACCACAGCAGGCTGCACATGGTTAACAACATTGTCCAGAGAGGCGCTGTGATGTTGCACTCCGTCAAGACCCCGCTCGCCCTACAAGAGATGGTATCCGCCCGGCACCAGTTCAATCGCGTCCGCGGGAACGGGATTAAGATGTGACATGCCCATCCCCGCGGAAACCAAGTCTCTAATCGACCAAGTGGCTGAACTCCTGCACAAGGAGCACCCCATCGAGGCCGCCCGTTTGCTCATCAAGAACGCGGGACGCAGTGACGTGGTCAACAACAAGACCGAGGCCTACGCCGCCCTCACTCCGCTTCTCCACTACTGCCTGAACAACGAGGGCATGGTCGAGGCCGCACAGTTGCTGTGGAGCCCCACGCTTTTCACGCCCAAGCCGGAATCCACCCAGCGTGTGTGGAGGTCCTTCGACACCGACGACTTCATCCTGCTCATGGGAGCGGCCTCCATGTCGAAGTCCTATTCGATGGGCGTTCGCCTGATGCTCGAGTGGATTCGCGACCCGCAGTTCACCACGGTCCAGGTCATCGGCCCCTCTGAGAATCACCTTGAAGACAACCTTTTCTCGCACCTTGTCGAACTCCATCGCAGCTCCACCATCCCGCTGCCCGGGGTGGTCGGGAAACTTTTTATCGGCGTCGACCCCAGAAAGCGCCGCGGCGCAATTCGGGGAGTTGTGGTTCCACTGGGAAAGAAGTCCGCAGGACGAATCCAGGGAACGAAGCGCTTCAACCGAACCAAGCCCCACCCCATTTTCGGAACTCTTAGCCGGATGTTCGTGTTCCTGGATGAAATGGTGAACATCCCGAAAGGGATTTGGAAGGACATCGACAACGTTCTGGCCAACGCCCAGGGCGACCACGGGCTGAAGGTCATCGGCGCGTTCAACCCGACTGACCCGCAGGACGAGGCTGGCCGACGATGCGAGCCGAAGGGCGGGTGGGCCAGCTTCGACCCCGACCGCGATTTCGACTGGAAGTCCACCCGCAACTGGCGTGTGGTCCGCCTCGACGCGAAATACTCCGAGAACGTTCAGGCCGGGAAAAAGATTTTCGAGGGCCTACAAACCCGGGAGGGATTCGAACTCATCATCAGCAACTCAGGCGGCTCCGACTCTCCCGGTTATTGGACGATGGCGCGAGGGTGTTTTCCCCCGACCGGCGTCACGATGGCAATCATTCCCGGCGGGATGCTCAACAAGTTCAAGGCCGAGTTCATCTGGCTCGAGACTCCGGAGGAAGCCGCC